ACGCATTCGTCTAGGGGCTCGCCTCCACCACACTCATGGGCCGGTGACTGCCGCTCTGCCTTCCGCGTTATCAGTGCGGCGCTGGAGCCGTGTGGAGACGTTGTGTTCGCCGGTGCCACACCGCCCCAGGGAACTCATCGCGCCAGCCGCGCGATCTGCCTTCCGCATGGTCTCCCGCATGGCCTGCAGCGCAGCATCCTTGGCCTTATTGTCCACCTCTAGTTCCCGCACCCTAGTCCGCAGCCTTACGCACTCGGATGCTATATCGGCCTCTGCCTTGAGGTGCATGGCCCACCAGCGGTTGGCCTGCTGCTCCAACTCGCGGACTTTCTCACGCAGGGCGGCGATTTCGGCGGCTTCCGGTTCCATGCGGCCGAATGTAGCAGCGGTCGTTTCCCAGCCAAATCGTATTCCGCCCGGGACATAAACAGGGCATGAGCGACATCATCCGGTTCATCGCCAAGCAACTAGCCGGTGAGCCCCCCAAGATGAACCGCCGGGAGTTTCTGCGCAGATCGACGGGCGCAGCCGCAGCCGCCGCTATGCCGAAGTGGCTTGCGGCGGCGGAGGCCGCAGCGCCAGCCGCGAAGGCGGTGCAGTTTGTGGACGACCCGAAGATGTTGACCGGATTTACCGGGCTGTCCACCTACGGCGTTGACCCTGGCAACAAGTACAGCATGCCGTTCTGGTTCGAGGGGGATTGGCCGGACTCGCACAGCATGTCCGGCCCAGAGATTCGAGGCTGGCTCAAGCGAAATCTCGGGGTAAACCCACACAGCCCGAGCGATCTTCCGTACTCGCTCAGCCAGGGTGTGCCGCGAAATCCGGCGACCCCTGAGGCGAACGTGGACCCAAATTGGAACATAGGCCACTACGCATGGAATAAGTACACGCGGCAGTGGCATCCGGTGGTCGCTCTCCCGACAGACAGGCCGAACGTCACCCAGATCAGATACCTGGAGCCCGGAAGCGCCGTTCCAGACAACGCTCTCGACTGGCAATACTGGGTAGATCACGCGCCGAATCCCCATGATGGCATGGAGCAGTTCTTCAAAACGCCCGCCGGTCTGGCCGAAGATCTGCTGTCCGACTGGCGTAAAGGCCGGATGTGGGAGTTCAAGGAGAAGGGCCTTGATCGAAAGGAACTTTCTCAGGACCCGGAACTCGCCAAACAGTACGTCGAGCATGCCAAGCGAAAGGGCCTGGCTCCGGGCGGACGCTACGAACAGTCCGTGGACCTCGCCCCGCCCAGCCCCCGCCGCCGCGAGTTTGACCTGCCGCTCGACCTCTCCGTGCAGCCAGACGAGCCGCCAGTAACTCGCTCGAACTTCAGAAAGTACGGCCCATGGGCCCCTGCCCTGCTGGCCCCTGCAGCCGCCGACGAGAACCGCTAGTTCCAGACATAAACACCAATCGAGGAGACCAATCCCGTGTCCGATCTCGTCCGCCAACTCGCCGCCCTCCAGGCCTCCCTTCAGCGCGCCAACCCCATGGCCCACGGCTCGCAGCCGCAGTTCGAGTTGCCCACCGAGCCCGAGCCCATGCACGACCTTGCCGAAGAAATCGCCCCGGCCGAGGCCATCAACATGGACGTAATCCGCACCAACCCGTTCAACGAGAACGAGGGCATCGTCGTGCCGCCGAAGCGGCCCGAAAAGCCAAAGGACCTGTCGTATCGCATCGGCAGCCTGCAGGGCACATGGAAGCCTCGGACCAAGAAGAAGTAGGGCGACATGGGCAAGGGTTTTTGGGACGCGCTCTACGCGAACGCCAGCGCCGCCACCGGTCGCCCGCTGACGGCGAGGCACGACATGCGGCCGACGCTTCAGGCCGCCGTCAAGGGCGGCGTCAATGACCCGACGGTGCCGGGGCGCAAGTCTTTCGCCGTGCCCAATTCCACACTGAACAGGCTCGGCGTGCGGCTTGCCCCGCCTGAACTTGTCCAGCCCGCACCCGGCAGCGGCTGGCGGGCAAAACTGGAGCGCCGGTTCCCCGACCCCAACACCCGCCAGCAGCAGTTGCAGCAGTGGTTCGAGTCCTCCATGCAGGATCCGAACTCCTATGCCATGGAGATCACGCCGCTGGAGTATTTCCGTCGTACATACGGCGATGACTTGCCCGGGATTTTCCAGAGCGCCCTGCTCTCCGCCAGCCGCCCAGCCAAGGAACTGGCAGGTCACCCCATCCTGGAGTCCCTGACGCCCGGCATGCTGCAGGTCAACGTCAAGGAGCCCGTGGTGGCGATCCGCACCCCAGGCCTTGGCTACGAACACGAAGGCCGACTGCGGTTCGGGATGTTCGGCCCGCCCAATCTCGCCATCTGGCCGAGGGCCCTCGACGGTACGGCGACACCGGCCCACGAAATGCGACACGCGGCGTTCCACCGCCAGGACCCGTCCGACGCACAGAAGCCGCTGTTCGAGTCCCCGCACCTGGCCAGCCTCTACAAGAGCAGGCACCCAGAGGCCGTGGCCGACGCCGGAGTCCTAAAGGCCAACGAATACATGCTGACCGGTCGCGGCATCACCAACAAAGCCGCCGCAGAGGACTTCATGCAGAAGTTGCTGCAGCCCCCTCCGCCCCGCACAGCACCGGACCCAGCGGCAAACTTCGGCCCCCGCCCTGGCAAGCCGATCCCCGACTACAACCACATGCTGGAGGTGTGGGGCAAGATGATGCAGAAGGCCACATCGCAGGATAAGGCCAAGTTCATCGAGTTGCTTCCCAAGGTTATGGACACCACCAAGCCCAGGGCGGTTGCGTAATGAGCATGAAGAAGCGGGCCGATCAGGCCAAGGACCAGGCCCAGGCCAAAGCACGGTCCATTATCGCCCGTCAGTTGGACCACATCGGCGGCTTCAGCCCGGACCAGGTCAGCGAAATATCCACCGACCTTGCCGAGGCCATTGTCCGCCCCGAGCGACACCCGGACGCCGCTACGGCAAGAAAGGAGGCGTACGCCCTGGCCATAGCGCTGGACCCGCGCACGCCTCCAGATCATGAGGCCTATGCGGCGCTCGACGACCTGGAGAACCTGGCTCTCGACGGAGTGCCGTTTGGCCAGCAGGTTCGTGCCGCAAGCCAGAGGGATTCGTGGGGCAACGCCTACACCGGCGCGGGCTGGACCGAGGAGGAGGAGCAGAAACTCGGCCGCCAGCCCGGCAAGTGGGAACTCAGCCCCGGCGACCTGCTGCACTACCAGCGCCGCCTCGATTCCCATGTGCTGATGAGCATGGCGGAGTCGGTGGACAAAGCCACTGAGGCCAAGCGCCCGATCAGAAGGCCCCAGGCAGCGACCGCCAGCCTCGCCGTCTCGCCCGAAGGATTTCCGGTGTACAGCGAGGCGGACCCAGACGACGCCATGACTGGGGAACTGCAAAAACTCACGCGCACGCACGACCAGGCACAGGGAGATCCCAGCGCCTCCGGCCTGACGGGCTCGAACTACCCGTGGCACCAAGGCGGAGGTGCAGTTCGAGACGCCCTGGTCTCCCACGCATCACCGATTGGCAGTTTCGTGCAGAAGGGCCAGGCCCAGTCGGATGTCGGTGCCCACTTGGCGATGGGCACTAGCGTCGATCCGGTCGCTGCGGCGGCGGTTACATACGAATCTGACGCCCATCACGGGATTCCGAGCCCTCGCGGAGTACCCACGGGGATGTCGGCGGAGCAGAGAGACGCCAGGATCGCCCGCCTGCGGGAACTTTCGGAGAAGTTGCGCGCCCCGAACTACTCGCACTACTACATCTACAAGACCGGCAAGGCTCCTTCGTATGTCGGCCAGGGCCTGGCTGGCGCTGCGAACGCCTTCTCGGACATATCGACCTTTGTCAGCGGCGGGGCCACAAAGGCCGTCAACCTTGCCGCCAACACTGCCGGAAAGACTGCAGTGCCGCTGGTCGGGGCCTACGGCAGGCACATCGCCCGCAAGACCGCCTCCTCCGCCGCCCAGCCAGCATCAAGACTGCTGGCGCAGGAGGCAGCAGGAGATGCGATCCCCCTGGCAGGCATGCAGGCCTACGGCACTGCAGTGGACAAGGCCGCGCCTGGCCCACTCCAGATGTTCCTGCCCGGCATCCAGAATCGCCCAGACCTCTGGGACCCCGATCCGGCCACCGGTTTTCCCGGGCTCAAGATCACCAATGACAACCCGGATCCACAGAAGGCCTTCCGGGCCTGGTACGAGCAGCAGGACCAAGAGCGGGCCAAGGCGCTGCGTGAACTTGAGGCCGAGAACATGAAGCACCCGGAGTCCTATGCCCGTCCGAGCATCGGGAATCCCGGCGCAGCGGCGGGAGAGGTGGCCGCCGAGGGCTATAGAAATCTCACGCCGCCCGGAAAATCGACCATCCCCTTCCTGCTGCTGCGCTAAAACTCGCTTGCGACAGGCCGCTGGCCCTCCGATATTCGTGCGGCTGTTCACCCGTACAGGAGGAGTGCCATGAGCGAGGAAAGCGGCGATCAGGGCGGCGAACTCGATACTTCCACGCAGGATTCGGGCTCTGCGGTAGCGACCAGTCCGGCCGAAAGTTCTCAAGAGTCTCCCTCCGGTACATCCAGCGGCAGTCCGCCGCAGGGCGATGCGGTGTGGGGCAGTTTCCGCCAACTGCCCGAGTTTCAGGGCCAGGACGACCGCTCCATCGCGTCGTACCTGTACCAGGCGATGCAGCGGGAGCGGGTCGCTCAACAGAAGTTGGCCCAGTACCAGCAGTACATCCCGTACGCCCAGGAGTACCTCGCCCACCGGCCCGAGTTCGAGAAGTGGAAGTCCTCGCAGACCGGCTCGCAGGCCCAGCAGGCCGATCAACTGCAGGCCGCCCAGCCGCAGGTCGAGAAGGCCTGGTGGAACCCGCCAGAGATCAAGGACAGTTACAAGAAATACCTCACCAAGGACGAGAACGGCCGCGACGTTATTGCAGAAAATGCACCCCTGGACGCTAGGTCTGCACTAGAGGACTGGATGCAGTACCGGGCCGACTTCGCCCGGAAGTTCCTGGAGAACCCCCAGGAAACTCTCGGCCCGATGGTAGAGAAACTCGCCCAGCAGCAGGCCGAGAAGATCGTCCAGGATCGCTTCGACACGGAGCGCAAGCAGGCCTTCGTGACCAACGTCGAGCAGGAGAACCGGGACTGGCTCTTCGACCATGAGACCGGCCAAGTGTCACCTGAGGGCATGCTGGTACATAAATACATCGACGAGGCCAGGAGTCAGGGAATACAAGGCCCTGAGGCTCGTTGGAAGTACGCCGTGGCCATGACCGAAAGGGACATGCTCGCCATGGCGTTCGACCAGCAGCAGGCGATGCAGGCACAGCAGGCGCAGTATGCGGCACAGCCCGCGTATCAGCCGCCAGCGATGCAGGCACCGCAGGCTCCGGCGGAACCCCCGCCGCAGCCGAAGCCTGACCTCGCACAACAGAACATGGAGTATCTGCGACGAGAGGCCGCGAGAAACCCGAGCCGATCAGCAGGCACTCAACTGACTGACCCGAGAGCCCCGAAACCAAAGAGAACCTTCGAGCAATTCTTCAAAGACCAAGCCATGCAAGATGGCCTGCTCTAAAGAAGCAACCTGAAAGGGAAAGCACATGCCTTCGGCCACGGACTGGGCGCGTAGTATCGGCACCACGATCATCAACTACCTCCGCGAGGAGGAGTTGACCACGTTCCGCAAGTTCAAGGTGTTCTCGGCACTTGAGAACAGCGGCAACGTCGTGATGAACCAGGGTGGACGGGGCCTCGACTGGCAGGTTCGCTATCGCAACCAGCCTGTCACGGGCAACAACGGCGAAACCCCCCGCGTTTTCGCTCGTCAGAACCTCTGGGTTGACGCCCAACTCCCCTACCGTGGCTATCAGGTCACGGACAGCATCTACAAGAAGGAGATGCTGGAGAATCGAGGCCAGCAGGCCCTGGTCAATGTTGCAGGCAAGATGGCAAGCCGCCTGCAGGAGTCGATGGAGCAGCACCTGGCCAAGGAGATCTACATCGACGGCAACGCCGCCGGTAACGAACTCCGCTTCCATGGCCTGGAGTCGTTCTTCGCCCTCAACGGCACCGTGAACATCTCGACCGGTGCCCAGCGGGCTGCCAACGCCGCCGACATGTTCGGCTTTCCGGCCGACAACTACGCGGGCATCAGCACTGGCCTTGGTGCCATCGCTGGCTCGCAGATCGAGGGCGTGTGGCCGAACGGCGTGTCGGACCCCGAGTATGACTTCTACAGCCCGGTCGTCGTGAACTACACCTCGACCGCCTTCGGAGGTCTGACCAACACCTGGAAGGACAACTGCGTTGTCGCCACCCGCGAGGCCATCCATCAGACCAAGCGGAACGACACGAAGGAGTCCGAGATCGACATGGTTCTCCTGGATCGGAAACTCTACATCGAGTACCTCAACAAACTCGATTCCAAGGAGCGCGTGATCGTCACCCGGACCAACGGCCTGAAGTCGTACGGCTTCAACGATGTGTTCGAGCAGGACGGCGTGGAGATCAGCACGGAGTACGCGGTCCCCTCGGGCTGCGGCTACGGCCTCTCTATCGCCAACATGGAACTCCGGTGCATGGAAGGCAGCCTGATGACGGCTGAAGGTCCGTTCTACAACGAGGACCTCCAGTCCTATCGGTATGTCGTGTCCGTCCTGGCAAACCTGAAGTTCCGTTCCCCGAGGAACTTTTTCAAGTTGGCGGCCATCGCCTGAACCTAAAGCCCCAAAGGAAAGCACAGACCCATGAGCAATATCGACTCCGATCCGTGGTTCAGCCGAGGCCAGACGCTGGGCGTGAGTTCGACCAGCGACGGCACTCACATCGTCGGCACCGAGAAGTGGTTCGTTGACGTTCACCCCCGTACCGGTGCGGTGAACAGCAACGCCCCCGTCAAGTGCATCGCCTACCGGAACACCTCCGGCGGGGCCATCCTTCCGGGCGCTGTGGTCAAGGCCAAGGCCTCGGCCCTGCTCTCCGAAGTGGACGGCTCGGCTGGCGTGGACGACATGGTGGTCGGCGTGGCTGACGAGTACCTGCCCGCTGCTGGCGTGGCCAACAACGACATCTTCTGGGTTGTCGTGGCGGGCCCGGCCACTGCGAACACGGCGGCCTCGCTCGCGGCTGGCGACAAGGTTTCGTTCACGGCTGGTGCGGTCGTGGCTCACGTTGCCAACAAGACTGGCGGCGTGGCCCTGGCGGCCCCGGCGAGCGGCAAGGTTCGGATCCTGGTCGGCCTCGACAGCCGGTCGGCCCGCGCCTCGTCGCCGTGACCTGCAGCCTAACGTGGCACTCATTGGCACCGTGCCGGTGACACATGCCCTAGGGCTGTCATCGGTGCGGTGCCAAATCGTTTGTGGAGGACAAACATGATCTCTGAGCCCTGCCTCGCTGCTTCCGGTCCCCTTGAGTCCGTAGGGGCCAAGGTCAAGGCGTTCCTTGTGGTCGCAGGCCTCAAGGCCGAGGGCGGCCTGACCATGATGGAGTTCGGGGAACTCTTCCTGGCTCTGATGCGGATGACCATTGAGGCAGTGGACACCCTCAATGCTGCCGGGGCCTACAAGAAGGAACTGGTTCTCGACGCCCTCGGGGAACTGTTCGATGAAGTGGCCGACAAGTTGGTGCCGGTCTACTTCTGGCCGTTCTGGGTGGTCCTCAAGCCAGCCGCCCGGGCCGCGCTTCTGGCCGCCGCCTCTGGTGCCATCGAGATCGTGCTGCAACTTGTGAGGAAAGCACAGTGATCGCCATCGTCTGCATCGTCGCTGCCGCTGCACTCCTGCTGTGGCCGGACCGGTCGGTGAGGCAGGAGCCGGTCCGCGAGGAAAAGTCCGTCAAGCGCCCCCGGCCCAGAGCCCGCAAGGAGCCCAAGTCGTGAACGAGAAGGTCAGGCACTACGCCGCAGCCACGCTCGGGGCAGTAGCCGTTCTGTCGCTCGCCTTTGGGTCGGGGTCTCCAGCCCCGGCACCGGACGACAAGCCCGCCAAGATCGTGTTGGCCGGAAAGTTCATTGGCCCTACGGCCGCCAATGACGCCGCCGCCATCTCCTCGCTGTGCGACGAACTCGCCAGGATCATCAAGGAGGACGGCGAGCGTCTGGACGGACCGAGGCTCAAGACCGGCATCCAGTTCGATGACCTGCGAATCGCGGCCCGTGAGATGCGGATGCGCGGCGAGTCAATCGGCAGCCGACAGCCCAAGGTCCGGGACGCCATCTGCCACTTTCTCAACGAGTCGATTGGCATCAGCGGCGGACCAGTGACCCCCGAGCAGCGATCCAAGTGGGTGGACGCCTTCTTCGAGATTTCGGGGGCAGCGAGCCGTGCCGCAGGAAAGTAAGAACCTACCCACCGTTCGGGCCGTCGCCATCGGGCTGCTGCTGATAGCGGTGGGCATGGCCACAGCCACCTTCTTCGCTGGGCCCGTCCCGGCCAAGTTCGGTTACACGCCGGACCCCGACGGCACGAAGCGGTTTCTGTCGGAACTCGACAAGCCGCTGTTCGCCCAGGCCGGAGAGGATGCTATCCGCGAGGCCAAGGGCAAGGACACGTTCCTGTATCGGGCGGCCTACAAGGCACACCTAGCGCTGCACGGTCAGCCTTGGACAGTAGGCAGGCAGGGCATCGGGGACTGCGTGTCCTGGGGGTTCGCCCATTGTGTATGGATCGCACAGAGCGTGGACTGGGAGACCGGCCGCCTGCCCGCACCACCCCCGTTCCCCGCTACCGAGAGCATCTACGGCGGGAGCAGGGTCGAGGCCAGAGGCAAGAAGCAGGCTGGCTATTCTGACGGCAGTTACGGGGGTGCCGCCGCCAAATGGCTGCGGGACTGGGGCGTTATATATAGACAGACCTACGCCGGGCATGACCTGACCAAATACTCCGCCGACCGGGCCAAGGATTGGGGGAATTGGGGCAACGGCGGCCGGGACGATGCCGGGAAACTGGATCTGGTTGCCAAGACGCATCCGGCCAAGCACGTTGCCCTGGTCAGGAACTTCCGTGAGGCGGCTGCTGCCATCGAGTCCGGGTTCCCGGTGGCAGTCTGCTCGAACTATGGCTTCCGGTCTGTGCGTGACGGCCAGGGCTTCTGTGCCCCTTCTGGCTCCTGGGCCCACTGCATGGCGCTGATTTCTGTGCGCTACGACCGGCCAGGGCTCTTGTGCCTGAACTCATGGGGTACGTCCTGGGTGTCCGGGCCTAAGTTCCCGGACGACATGCCGGAAGGGGCCTTCTGGATCGACGCCAAAGTCATCGACGGCATGCTTTCCGGCGAAGACTCGTTTGCCGTCGGCAGCGTGGACGGCTTCGGCTGGAGAGACCTGCACCACGGCAACTGGCTCTCCCCCGCCCCTGACGCCCTCGCCCTCTTTCTCGCCTTGTGAGGAGTTATGTGATGGTCACCGTATCGAAGCAGGCCATGATCGTCCTCTGTGTGTGCTGCCTGCTGCTTGGCTGGCGAGCCTCCCGTGAAATCACGCCCGACCCGCACAAGAGCCGCCCGTTTCTGGCCGCCATCGCCAAGATCGCCAAGACGGCCCTGTGGATTGCCGTCTTTGCCGAGAAGGCCCCGGATGACCACTCCGCCGAAATCCAGTCGGTGATGATTGACGAACAGGGCTACGCGCATGTGAACCATGCAAGGGGGTGGTAGATGTGGGAGTTCATCATCTGGCTGCTGACGCTTCTGTCGGCCGACCCCAAGGCGTTCGATGCCGAGCAGCCCCGGGCCGCAGCCGCTGTTACCGCAGCCTACGCCACGTTTGCAGCCGAGCCGCCTGCCCCGCCCAAGCCCAAGCCGGTGGATTGCGTGTGCGGCGGAACCTGCAAGGACGGCTACTGGAAGCCCGACGGCCGGATTTTGCAGAAGTGCCCCTGCCCGGCCACCTGCAAGTGCAAGTCCGGGGCGGCGTGCCCCGACGGCAAGTGCGGCCTCAAACCGAAATGACCGGGCGGCAGGGAGGCCCCCGGCCCTAAATCATGTCATCACGCATCCGACAGATCCGCGAGTACCTAGCCCTGCAGGAAGAGATTGCCCGCAGGCTGCGAAGCCCCATTGACCTCGACCGAGCCGCCTTGGACTCCGAGGGACTTGGCAGGCAGATGATCGAGGACGACCAGAACTCGCTCATCCCCATCGGCGGCGAGACCATCGAAGACCTGGTCAATGCCCTGCACGGACCCTCCTTGGCGGATCGGGCGTTGCAAAAGGCCTATCGCACGAACGTCCAAGAGCAACTGCAGGAGGCCCGGGACGGCGGCGGCCAGGTCTCCGGCCCCATGATCGCATCCGTCATGCAGTTGGACAGGTGAGCGATGATCGCCACCCCCAAAGACAAGCAGTGCATCGTCTGCCAGCATGTGAAGTCTCTCACGGAGAAGAACTTCCGCAGGTACGGCGGCAAGGACGGCGATTGGAAGACGGTCTGTCGTTCGTGCGAGGCCAAGGCCCAGAAGCAGCGCAAACTGGATCGCATCGAGAAGAAGGCCGTCAGCCACATGCTGGAGGCGGCGGCCATCGGCGGGGCCAACATCCCCCACACGGCCGAGATGCTCGAAGCCATCATGCACTACTTCGGCGGAACCAACGGGTTCGCCTCGCTGCTGCTGAAGCAGTATTTCGAGTCCCCGCCCGGCAGCCGCATTCGCACCTCCGTTCTGGAGATGATCGTGCGCCTGGCAGCCAAGAACACCGAACAGGGCGGCGCAAAGAAGCCCATCCAACTCTATTCCGAGGAGGAACTGGAGGAGGAGATCGACAAGCGGATCCGCCAGGTGGCCAGCATGGTCCGAACCGGAGGGAGGGTGATTGATGAGTCGCAAGAAGAAGAAGCAGAAGCCCCAGGGGCAGCAGCCGCCCTCCCCGCCCCCGCCGCTGCCGACCATTCAGAACTTCTCGGGCTTTCAACTGGAGGAGTTGAAGGCCTTGCAGGGCGAGTTGAAGTCGAGGCGACTCGAAGCCTTGAGGCTCTACAAGCCGACCGACCTGCAGTGGGAGTTCCACCAGTGCCCGGCCAGCGAAACGCTGGTGATCGGCGGAAATAGAAGCGGCAAGAGCCTCTGCACATTCATCGAGGACGCCTGGGCCGCCACGGGATCGCACCCGGTCGAGGGCAAGTACCGCAAGGAAGGCGGGAACCTCGTCATTGTTGGGGCAAATTGGAAGCACATCGGTTTGGTCGTAGTGCCCTATTTATTTCGCGCCGGGGCTTTCAAGATCATCCGGGACGCCCAGACCGGCGAGTGGCGCGCATTCGATCCCGTCAAGGACGCC